CAAATCCATCTATATATCCACATGAAAAACCCAAGAGATCTTTTTTCAATCCAATATCAACACCAATATATCTAACAGCATTTGGTTTTCTCATCATCACATGTGTTAAATATTCAACTGATAGAAATTCTGGCTTCGGTGATAATGTTGCGGTATCAACACTGAACAATCGTTGCAAACCAAGATTTTCACCATTTTCAAACATCTTTCCAATATATTCTTTATTTCCTATGAATGGCTGAACTGTATAAATACCAATTCCAGCAATATCACGAATTGAACCATCCATATCACTCTTAAATCTAGCATAAAAATCCATTGGTATATGAATAACTTCACCAACAATATCTGTATCATAATCTTCAAGAATTCTACTACGTCTATTTAATCCACCAATTTCTATTCTAAATTCATTCTCTGAATATCGTTCACGATTAACTTTCCACAAGTTATAATCCATTACATAGCAAAGTTTATTTCCTGTTTCACGTTCAACTGAAAGTGCTTTATTAATTCTATCTGATGTAAAATCATTTGGATAAACTTTTGAAGAACCAATATAGAAGATTCCCGGCGTACAACCATTTTTCAAAAATCTTGTATCAAGTCTAGTTCTAATACTTTCGTAAAGTACAAGAGCCTCATCATAAATTGATCCAACATCTTTTGCTCTCTTAGAATTTGCTACCTTTTTGAAAAAGTTTGCCTCATCAAGTGCAGCCGAATAAATATTCAAACCAATCGTAGATGAATGTGATGATGATGCTGGAATTAATTCAATATTCCTTGGGAAAATTAATGATTCCATTGCTCTCTTATCATCAAATGCAAAATTCTCTTTAAAATATGGAATTACTTTTAATGCTTCTTTAACACCAGAATATATATTTTTCTTTCCCTGTTTTTCTGTAATAGATATAACCATTACAGCAATTTTACTGTTTGCAGCTAAGTGAAAGAACTTTTGAGGGTGTTTAAGGCATGATAAATAATAAAGTTGATATAATAATGATATTTCCATGAAGAAACTTTTACCATAACCAATACCACCAGTTAAAATAACCTCATTATAGTTTCTATCTGGATTATGTACTTCACAAAAATCTTCAAATAATTTTTTATGTAGTGTTTCACAAACACCAATCCCAGTATCAAGATTTACACCTAAATAATAAGGATCTGTTAAAAATGTTGCAGGTGAAACAGGTTGCCAGCGATATGGGTTTGATTCATTCATTATTTCTTCAAATGATTCACCAATTAAATCAAATATTTCAGATTCACGCCCTTTATATTGTTCAAGAAGGTCATTCACAAATGAGTCATCATTTAAAGACTTTAAAAGAATCTCCTTTATTTTAAGTGGATCATATCTATTTATCATATATTTTATTTCCTATTGACATTTAAAGCTTGTTGTGTTATTTTAAACACTCAGCAATATTCTAAATAATATACTATATGGGGGTTGTATGTCAAATAATAGTGATGTAGAAAAGCCACAGGTACTAGATTCTGGTGAAAGGCAACAGTTTGAAACTGGTAGTCAACGAGATACACAAGATGGAAAAGGTATGCCAAGTTTATTACAATTTATATCAATAATGGAAGTCTCAAAAGTTGCAGAAAGTGGGGCTAGTAAATACCTTCCGCACAATTGGAGGCGAGGTCAGCCACTATCAAGATACCTAGATTCTGCAATGAGACACATGTTCAAATTTGCAATGAATTGGCAAGATGAACCACATCTTTCAATGGCTATATGGAATTTAATGAGCTTGCAAGAAACAAAGTCTATGATAAAAATGGGATTGCTTCCAGTTGATCTTGATGATGTTCCAAATGAATTTTTTGCGGATAACGATATGTCAAAATTAATGAAAGATATATTGGACATCAAATGAAAAAACCAGTAGTAGGACAAATATTATACAGTTTAAATGTTGGCAATGCTGCAAGGAATTATGAACAAATACTAACACCAGTTGAAGTTGTGAAAGTTGGTAGAAAATATTTCACATTACATGAAGTTGGGCAAAAATATAGAACTCGTGATGTAAAATTTCATATTGATTCATGGAAAGAAAAAACAGAATATTGTAGCAATTATTGCCTGTATGAGACTGAACAAGAATGGGTTGATTTAAAAGAAAAAAGTGATATAATTAGCTTAATAAAAAATGAAATTCAATGGCATGGTGCAATAGAAAATATGCCATTGGAAATATTAAAACAAATAAAATCAATAATCGCTGATTTTAAAAACAAGAAAGTGGGAGAATAAGTTGAAAAATATTAAAGTAAAATTATTGCACTACACCCCAGAGTTAGTCATTATTGATGGAATAAAAAACCCATATCTATTTGAAGAAGCCACACTCAAAACAGCCGTTAAAGTTGTAAATACATTAAAACATGATTCTGTTTCAGAACATATTCATATAAACTTCAATATTGATGGAATATCACGCTCGGCATTACAAGAGCTAGAACGCCACAGAATGACAGAATTTAATATTGATGAGATGTTTTCATCATCAACTGTTCAAAGTACAAGATATAGCATTGATAAGATGCTTAAAAATGATATTAATAATACTAATATTGATGATTATTTTGTATTTCCAGAATATGATTCAACAAGGTGGAAATCTATTGCAATATATGAATTATTTTTAACAGATCTTCAATGTCATTATTTACAAACGATTAATGTTATGAAAGAAAATCAAATCAGAACTCAGTTCAATAATGACTTCCTGAAATATTTCTCATGTGAAGCACTTAGAGTTCGTCTAACATGGACAATCAATATACGATCTCTTTTAAACTTCTTAAAACTGCGAACAAATAAATCTGCACATTTCGAGATAAGACATTTAGCCAATTTGATTAAAGAATCCCTTAAAGATACATACATTTCACAATTTTTACCATAATTTCTTGATATTTTTAGAAAGCAGGATATAATGAATCATAGAGTTTTTTCAGGTATATTGAATCAAATTCACAACCAACAAATAAGAGAATTCACAATCCAATGCCTTAAAGATTCACCAGACTTTTTAAACATAATTCCAGCTAGTACATCTGGCAAGTATCACCCACATGAAGCTACGTTAAAAGGTGGACTTGTCTGGCACATACAAAGGGCGTGTTGGTTTGGCAATATGTTCTTCACATCATATCAATGGGATGCAAATAATATTAAAGCAGATGTTGTGTTATCTGCATTATTGTTGCATGATATTGGTAAGAAATCTTCTTATGGTAAAAGCTACTGGGAATATAAAAATCACCCACTAATTGCTGGGAAAATGATTTCCATTAATGCAAAAATGATACCTGAGAAAGTATTTAAGCTCATTAGAAAATGTGTAGAACATCATATGGGTCCTTGGACACCAAAATCTATATTGAAAGATATTCAAGATTATAATTTATGTGAACTGATTGTATATCAATCAGATTACCTTTCATCATTACGGAACATTAAAGTTCTCTCAGAAAGCGAGATTCAAAAGAAATGATTAAACTTACAACACAACAACTTAATGAGCTTGATAAATTTGTTAAAGATTATACAAATGCATCAAATGCTGCAACTGGATCTGTTGTTGATTCAAATGCAAATGTAACTAATAAAAATGTAATTACCATGTTGGGCGAATTTACAAAGCCAATAATGATTCAATATAATCGACATATTCGATACAATCAAATTAAGCAGGACTTTGGTGAAGAACTTGCAAAACAATATATAAAAGATATTGATGAACATAATGTATATATTCACGATGAATCACATGCAGACATACCGTATTGCATGGCTATATCATTATTTCCATTCTTGAAAGATGGATCAACGTGTATCGGGGGAAATACAGAAAAGCCTCAACATCTGAGTTCTTTTTGTGGTGGTCTAATCAACTTAATGAATCAAATGGCATCTAGTGTTGCTGGTGCAATTGCAGTTCCATCACTATTAATATGCTTTGATTACTTTGCAAGAAAAGATTATGGGGATGATTACTTAAACACACATACAAATGAAATTAAACAAGAATTACAACATATAACATATTACCTCAATGAGCCTTGTAGTGGGCGTGACGGACAAAGTATATTTTGGAACGTATCTATATTTGATAAAGAATATTTACATGGATTGTATGATGAGTTTGTATATCCTGATGAAAAGTTTTCAAAAGTTGATATAGAATCTGTTACAAAATTACAAGAATTCTTTTTAAGCTGGTTTAATGAAGAACGAATAAAATCTCTTCTGACATTCCCTGTGATAACATGTGCAATGATTTATGATAAAGATAAAAATATTGTTGACAACGATTTTAAGAAAATGGTATGCAGTGAGCTTGCAGATGGAAATGGATTTTTTGTATACTTGTCAGATAGTGTAGATAGTCTTTCGACTTGTTGTAGACTTCGATCTGAGTCAAAAAATGTATTTTCATATACACTTGGGAATGTTGGCGAAATGACAGGAAGTATACATGTAATAACAATTAATATGAATCGACTGATTCAAAACTGCTCAAAGCATGTATCAATGCACCCAGAATTAGATTTCTCTGCATATTTACAATCTGAACTACAATCAATTGTTTCAAGGATTCACAAATATCACAAATCAACAAGAAATATTCTTGAACATGTTCGTGATTCTGGAATGTACCCAATATATGATGCTAACTTCATAAAAATGGAAAGACAATTTTCTACAATTGGATTAAGTGGATTATTAGAAGGTGCAGAATATCTTGGACTTAACATAACGCCAAACGACGATTATATGAAATTCTGTTCAGATATTCTTAAAATAATTAGCGACCAAAATAAAATTGGTAAGATCAAATATGATATGATCATCAATACAGAATTTATACCCGGCGAAAATGCAGGACATAAGTTAGCACAATGGGATAAAGAAGCAGGATATCAAGTTAATAGAGAGATTTATAACTCATATTTCTATCGTGTTGAAGATGATTCACTATCAATAATTGATAAGGCTAGAATGCATAGCAATCTTGTTACACAATATCTTGATGGTGGTTCAGCCGTTCATTATAACCTTGATGAATATATGACACCAGACCAATATGAGAAATGGATTGATACAAATGCTTATCTTGGAGTTCCATATTTCTGCACTAATGTTAAAATAACATGCTGTGAAGAAGAATCATGTGGATTCATTAACAAGCATAAAAAAGGACATTGTACAAAGTGTGGAAGTAAAAACATTTCACATGCTACAAGAATTATTGGATTCCTTAAAAAGATTAAGAACTTTTCAGAAGCTAGACAAGTTGAAGCGGATTTAAGGTTCTATCACAAGGATCAGCTATGATAAAATATCAAACCCATAACATAACCCTTA